TGTTTACCGTAACCGTCTTGCTTTTCAGCCTGTTAAGAGCCTTTTCGAGTTCGCCTAACTTGTCGATAAGTTTATCGAGATTAGCGGTATCAAGTTTCGCGTTTATGTCTAACTCTAATGCGTCAATTTTCTCGGAAGCCATATCTTTATACCTCGCCAAACTTGCTATTTATCTTCATCATCTGAGCAAACATATAAGCCATACCCTTGTCATTAACGGCGTTTGATTCTGCGTTATCCTTATTGTCCGGCAATTTATCATTCTTAAACGTCGGATAAGGCTTGTCGAGATAAGGTTCGGGTTTCGGGTGCTTTGCGAACGGGTTAAACAAGGGTGTAAGCCTTGCAATAGCCTCATAAACGTATGCGCCTTGTAACCACATATCTTCATTCACACGTTCACGCTTCATTTTGTATGACTTGCGATAAGCTATCGTAAGCGTGTGATCCTTATTGTAAAACTCGTCGTATGTCATACCCATAGACAGGTATAACGGAAACGCTTTATCAAACATAACACGGCAAATGTCGGGGGGTTCGGTTGCGCTGCCTACGTCCCCGACTTGCATACCGTTTGAGGACGATATTGCCGTTAGTTCATCGTCCACTTTATCGCGTTTTTTGAGTTTTCCTCGTCAAAGAGAGATTCAACGGGTGCTTTGTAAAGATCAATCAAAGCGTCCATAAGTCCTTCCTTATCAATCTTATCGAAAAGCTCGTCAATCTCCGCGATAGTGAGCGTATCGTGATTTACAAGGAAAGCACCGCGCCACAAGAGCATGAGCATACCGATAGGCTGACTGTAAGCCTTGCTTATTGTAAAGCCTTTTGCTTCGGTTGCAATTACCGTGTTTCTTGTAAACGCGAGCTTGTATTCCTTGTCGTCAACTGTGAATGTTAATGTCTTTTCCATATAAATACCGTCCTCAAAGTATTATGCAATTAAGAAGCCGAGAATGTGATAGCGGTTGTAGGGATAATGCCTACTGTCATTTCGGAAACCTCGTTGACACCGCCACCCTTCTTTGTAACGTAGGGATAACCCTTGAATGTGAACTTGCCGTTGTGTCCGTCAGGTGTACCCGCATTATCACCAAACCAAATAGCGAAGTTGGATTCTGTACCTTCCTTGCCCTTGATTGTGTTGAAATCGGAAGCGGTGTAGTTAGCCGTGAACTCGATGTTACCGCCGTTGTCCTTAACGCCAGGAATGTACCACCTTTGCTCGTCTGTCAACGTAGTTGCGTCTAACTGCTCCGGCGGTGCGATGATATCAGGGTAATCTTTAATGTCAACGAGCTTCGCCCATGTAAGTGTACCTGATCCTGTACCTTCCATAAGGAAAGACTTAATTGTGCTGATTGCCATAATCTTTTATCTCCTTGTGTATAGATTTCCGCTTCCGTCTGCGGTAGCCGTAAACGTAGCGGTTATTCTGTAATTTTGAGCATTGTTCAGATCGCTCATAGGTTTACAGGAAACCATATTGAAGTTAAGAGGAAAGAGCGTGTCTATTATTATCTGCATAATAGATTCGGCTTCGGTTTTCTTGCCGTCCGTCTTATTTGAGTAAACATCAACGGTCAAAGTAATATCTCGGAAATTGTCGTTGCCGGACGAATCACGCATTTTGTAAGTCGTACCGTCGTCAGATAACACGATAGCAACACACGGAAACTGTGCGGGCGCGTAGATAAAGGAATTAGTGATACGGCAAGTTGTATAGGTTGCAAGAACCGCATTTGCAACTTTCGTAAATATTTCCTTTTGAATGTTAAACATATTCATGCGAAAATTTGCCTCACTATTGTTGGTATCTCAGGTTCAATCGCTAATATCGCTTTGTAAATCGGCATATAAGCGGGCGTACCGCGTGATATGAGATTATGAGCGACAAACCAATAAGGTTGATTGCCCTGGCCTTTGCCGTAGCTTCCTATTGAGGTTTCAAACTGTACCGCTTCACTCAAAGGATTGTTTACACCCTCATTGTGATAGATACCCGCACCAAACTCAACAAAAGCGATCTCTCTACCCTTGATGTAAACTCTGTTGCCCTCGGCATAAGCCAAGCCGTAAGAGTTATAGGGTTGTGGCTGATGTGTTTTAACATCAACTAAATCGTCTGTCATGGGTAACGCCTCTATGTTTGCGTCGATCTGATCTGCAAGCATAGCGGCTATCGCTTCGCAACAAAGATTTGCCTTGCGTTGCCATTCTTGTTTGACGGCGTTGAGTTCGTCAATAGCCTTTTCAAGTGATGATTTATCGAAAACATCAACATGAACGGTTTTCACGATACATTCACCTTCCTTATTGCCACGTTGACAAAGTTAAGAGATTCGGCAACCTTAATCACGATGTAGTCATAAGGTGTTGTCGTTTTTCCGTGTTCATCAAGCGTAGGCAAAGTGTCAACCCAAAGAACCGAGCCGATAGCAAGGTAATTCTCGCCAAGATTCAGCGTAATTACCTTGTCGTATCTCTCGTTTGTGCCAAACAACTGTGTTACCGCTTCGCCGTTTGCTGCGGTGATTACTCCCTGTTTTTCAACGGGATCAGAATAGGAATACTGTTCTTCCGTGTAATTGCCGTCCTTGTCCGTTCCCATTGTTACGGTATTAAGTGAAGCATAGTAGAATATACGCCTATTCCTTGTCATGGTACGCATGATTAGAACCCTCCCGCATAAGCCGTTATCCTACATCTGAGCGAAATAGGAATGTCGGCAACCTCAAACGTGCGTGATGTTCCACCTTCAACGTGCGCCGTTTCACCTTCCGAGCCTCGCCTATTGAGCATATACAAAGCTATCTCAATCTGCTCATAATCATACTTTGCGGGCATTTCTTCTGAGCCGTTTCCAAAAGGATATGCGAGGTTTATTACCGCCTGTTTAGCGGCAGCAAGGTAGGCGTTAGCGACCGCGTCCGTTGTCTCGTCGCCTGTATCAAGCATTGTTCTTAATATTTCCAACTTTTCAGCGTCCGTCATATCGCTAACCCTTCCTTTAATTACTTTTCAGACTTTTTTGCCTTTGAAGCCTTTTCTTCCGAAGCCTTTTCATCTTTTACAGGCTTATCAACTTTTTCAGCCTGTCCTTTTGCAATAACGATCATAACGTTACTCTCCTTTTTCAAGTGTCAGCTTGTCAAGGTTGAAGTAACTCTCGAACTTGCGTCCCTGGGCGTCTGTCTGAATTACTCTCAACTTTGTGCCGTACTGATCTTCTACCTTGATAAGAGCAGAATTGTCAGGATCAAGCTCAACAAGATTCTTAATTCCAACTTCTGTCTTAACTGCGTATGCGGACGGTGTGAAAGTAACTGCGATAAAGTTGCCTTCGCCCCAAACCTGAGTGATAGCATTGTCGCCGGAAAGATACTTAGATGTACCGATAATATCTCTGCCTGACTGCTCAATGTCGTCGCCCTGAATATCTGTAAGTGCTACACCCCAAAGATCATCGGTTAGTGTATAGGGTGATACGCTAACCTCTGTTAATTTCCCACCGTGAGTTTTACAGCGTTTGCAACGTTGTTGAGCCAATATACTCTGTGCTCTGAACCAGCCAAAAGGTTTGCGTAAGATGTTGTGCCGTTGTTGAGGATTCTGTCCTTCTCAGCAAGGAATGAACGCTTCATTTCCTTAGAAAGTGCGCCCTTCAACATCATTACAGGTGCGTTTGCGGTAACTGTATCTGTGGGAACAATGTTTGCACCCATGTACTTACCAACAACGCCAAGCTGAACAAGCTCTGCTGCGATCTCGGAAGCGGGAATCCAATTAGCCTGGTCTGCAACCATATCGTAATAGTCTGCGCTATTTACGAAAGCGATAGCCGGAATCTTCATACCACGCTCGCCAAATACCTTCATGCCTGCAACAATAGCCTTTGCGAGTGTAGTGCCTGTTGCGGTCTGTGTTGTTGTCTTGATCTCAGTAATAGCGTCAGCGTCGTCCTTCAAAGCGATAGCCATAGCAATCTGTGTAATAGCCTCGCCGTAAGGGTTATCGCCACCTGCAAGAATAGCCTCATCTGTGATCTCAACCTGCTTAGAAACCTTTACAACCTTCTTTGTGATAGGTGCAGATTCGAGCTTTGCGGGTGTGTCTGCTGCGCCCTCTGCAAGAACGTTAGCCGCACCGATAAACTGGAACTGATTTCTTGTGATTGTGTCGCCAGGTCTTGCAACGAGAGTATTATCAACTGTTGCAAACTTAGAAACAGTAATGAACTTACCGTAGTCAGTAGCGATCTTCTGACCTACGACCTGGGGAATGAACAAATCGCCTGTCTGTGTCTGTGCCATGTGTTTTTCTCCTTTATGAAGTTAATTGTTTGTATAAGTCGGGATTGTTCTGATAAATCTCAGCCATTTCAGCGTAAGAAAGATTATTGAACTGCTCCTTACTTATCGTTTTTACTCCGTCGCCTGCTTTTCCGGCGGGCGGGGTAGTTGAGGCCATAGCCTCGCCTTTGGCAATCTTTTTAGCATTTTCGAGTACGCTTGCCTGATTCTTAATGACCGTAGCAATATCTCCGTTTTCCATAGCCTCGGCGGTTGCCTGTGCAAGTGCTTCATCATATCCGATAGAGATAAGCTGAGCCTTGTTATCTGCTATGTTCTTCTCTCGGCGCAAAGTCTCGGCTTCCGTCTTATACTTCAAGAGTTCTGCTTCGGCTTCCTTTGCCTTGATTTCTTCCTCAGTCATTCTTGCTTTCAAATCCTTCTTTGTCTGAGCAAGCTCTGAGGCGGTCTTATCGAATGTAGCCTTTGAAACGTAACCTGAGTAGTCGGGATCAGCAATAGTGTAAGCCTCTAATGCCTTAACCTTGTCCTCGGCGGACATTTCTGCGTAACCTTCGATCTTGCTTGTGTCGATGTTTGCCATAATGATTTCTCCTTGCGTTTGTAGGGTTCTCTCCCGTTAATTTTGCGATTTGCCGCTTCTCTGCGTTCTGTGATTATAGTTTTCTCTAACTTTGTATATAATCAGCTTTCGCCGTTATTACCGTTCTTCTCTAACAAAGGTTCTAACCAACAACGGCAGCGGTAATGAGGTTTTGTGGGAATTTTACCTATCGGGTAAATCTTCCCGTTTCTCTCTTTGCACTCAGTACAAACTTTTTCGTCGCCCTGAGTTATCCACCTGACATACTTAATGCCGTTTTTCTCAAAGGTCTTAACCCTTGTCTTGTCTACCATTGTTTCGCCGTATTGCAGCGTTTGTGTGTGCCACAAGTTAGCAAACTTCTTCAATTCTTTGTGATAGTCCGATCTTGAATTGACTACCACCGCGGCCATAATAGCTTCGGAAAGCCTTGCCCTTTTTCTGTCAGCTTCGGGGTAGTAGAGATAGCTCGTAATCGGGTTATACTCATTCAGAACCCCGTCAACGTACTTTTCATCGGTAACAATAGGCTTTGCTGCCATGCCGATTGCCGTTACATCGTCCGCAGCTTCTTCGGCTGCCTCTTTTGCTATCTTCAAGAACGCTTTTTTGTTCTCTTTCAAGAGCCGTTCTATCATAGCCATTGTCAATGATGTTACCCTGGGTGCGTTCAACTGATCGAACCCCATAACATCGAGGCGGTTGACTTCCTTACGAAGTTTCGCCGTCAGTAAGGCTATCAGAATGTCCGTCAGCTCGTACTGTTTCGTTTTCCGTGTTGCCATTACCGTTTACCGCCTTGTCTATCTCTAACACGTCCTCAACTTTCCAATCTTCCAACTGCTCTTTATAGTGTTCCTCGGAAAT